TGGGATCACTAAGCACGTTACCAAAACGCCGGTTATTGTTGACGAAGTCTGGGAGCCTGAAAAGTGCGATGCAGAAGAGTCTGCTGCGGTTGTTACCGTACAAACCAAGCTAATCAAATGCTTTGCCATTACGCCTCCGCAGCGCGTGTTTGACGCAGCCACAAGCCACGCATGGAACAATGGCGTATCAGCAACCTGTAACAGTCTTGCAATGCAATCCTGGCGCTCTGGCGACTGGGCTACTGGGTGCCGCAGGATCTATCTATCTGATACTGGCAAAGCTGTCTGGTCATACGTTAAAACCGGGCGAATCATAGATGGTAAACCTGAAATGAAATTCGTCCAGGGCTTGGCTAATCGCCGCCTGGCTGAGTACAAACTTTGCGTAGGGCTTGAAGATGAATAAGCTTTATCTATATGCCGGGCTTATTGCTGCAGCTGGATTAGTGTATTGGCGCTATGACTACGTTATGTCGGAGAATGAGCGTTTGGCTGATGATCTGCATAACGAGCAGGAGGCTCATAAGCAAACGGCCAAGGTACTTTCCAAAGAGCGCCAAAACGCAACTGAGGCGGCTTTACTGGCACAACAATTTTACCAAGATGTGGAGAAAGACAATGCTGAACTTGAAAAGCTTCGCGCTTGTGTCGCTAATAACACTTGTGGGGTGCGCATCGCAAAAGGCGCCTGTCCAAAATTGCCCAGTACCGGAACCGATGCCGGAGGAACTGAAGCAGCCGATGCCGCCGATAGAAAACAACTTGAACAAGATTATTTCCGTCTCTTCGAATCCATCAAACTAACTAAATCCCGCTACGAATGGATGCAGCGAGAGCTTATCTCCCGGTCTGATCCTGGGTATTGCAAGCCCTAATCAAGCTAGGCGCAGAGTGATATTAGCCCCTATGGATGGGGGCTGCTGTTTTTGCCAAGAAAACGACAGACCTGATAAACTGTTTTTTCAGTCAATCCAACAAAATGGTCGGTATTGAAGAAGTTTTCACGCTGCCACCAAAGCATATCACTGTCATCGTCAAGTATTACGTAAGACCTGTATTCGCTATAGCATCCAACCAATTCGCGGTGATCCTTAATCCATTGCAGTATTTCATTGCCTCGCACACAGCAATTGCACCCGCGCCCGGTAAGCCCTATAAATTCCCCGGTAACTCCGCCAGCCTTTAGGCTATCAAAAACTGATATGCCGTCAAGTCGCCATGTTGAGCTAACTACAATTTTTGCTCCAGTCTTGTCGGTTATTTCGTTTAGAAGCGAAATACAACGCTTACTAACAAGCCCTGATGGTGTTTCTATGTGGTCGTCCTTATCCATCCTGCTGTAATTCAAAACTCCATCTACATCCAAAAATATTATCTTTAACACACATCACCTCGAATAAAAAAGCCCCGGAGTAATCTCAACGAGGCAAGGGAGAATTACTTAGTAATCCGCTGGCGGCATATTAAGTGTAGCTCTAATCCTGTCGCGCACCGATTTAACAACTTCGTGGTCTGGGTTTGGCTCTGACATTCTAGATGCGCCGATAACCACAAAATAGCCTGATTTGTTCTTGCGTATGTTCATGCCATGGTCTGATTTCTTGGCGGTACCGCTGCGTGCCGGAAACATTCCCATTGGTGATGGGTCAAGGCGCTTATTAGCTAATGCGCCTTTCTTTCCCTTCTCCTTGCGGTCTTCGTATTCATTTGGCTTTGTCGGGTCAAACTCATTAAAGCAGGTCGGCTCGCCCTTGTTGTTCTTGGCAATACCAAGCGGTATAATTGTCATCTTGCCGCCGCACGCAATCCAGTTGCTGACTTCCTGGCTAAGCTCTTCGCTTTCCTGATGCTTAATACGGCTAAAATTAACCGTTTCACTAGCTCTTGGTGGTATTAAGTCGCAGTAGCTCATATCAACCCACAGCCCCCTTGATAAAAAACGCCATCATTAATGCGCCAACTATAAACGCCACGGCTATGGTTGCGAGAAATCCAGGCGAAGGCTCAGTTGGCAGCCACTCCTTATAATCAAATTCCTTTCCTCGCTCATCGAAAGCCTTGGTTTCATCATCATTTAGAGTACCTTTTCTCTCTTCGCCGGTCTTGATGTTCTTCATGGTTACTGTGCGCATGTTATTCACCTTTTTCTGCTGATTCTGCTCGCTTCTGCCAATATGCTGCGCGCTCTTTCTGTATTTCAACATCCTTGACCAGTACGGCTTTTTCCTCAAGCGCTGTCTGAAGCTCGCCAAATATTGAGATATACTCAAGCTGCTGCTTAGTCAAAAGCGCGGCTTGATCCTTGATTAGCTTTACTGCCGTGAGAGCGTGATTCCGCACATACTCCAGACAGGTTAGTGCGCCCGATGCTGCGCCTTGATTTAACAGATACTCGACGCGGTCAATAGTGCGAGTTAGTTCGTTCATTTCAGTCATTTTTGTTATCCTCGCGTGCGGTTATTGGAGGGATGTGCAGGTTTTGCTTTACTACCCTTGGCGCGGGAATAGAATAGCGAGAGACTGCCTCAAGAGTGTAAGCGCAAGAGCATAAATCATTGCATTCCACAAACTGCTCAGCAACCTTTGATGCGTATTTTTCATCGTCAAATAGCGCAACTCCGTCTACGTCGCCAATTGTTTGGTACTTGTCATTTACTTTTGCAACAACCATCCAAAAGCGACGATCATTAGTATTACTTTCTGTCATTTCCTAGGCTCCAAACATTGCCCGACTTTTGCGTTACCATATTTCAGCTTTGGCCTTGGCCAATCACAAATAAATGCAACTGCTGAAAACGTTAGTATCGCGATTAATATCCCGGCGATAACAATCCAGTGAGCTGCTGTCATTTCCGCGCACCCTTTGACACGATAGGCTCGATGTGAGTTTCTCGCGAATCAAGCCATGCTGCGAAACAATAAGCCACAAATGCAGCAACACCAATTACTCCAACAGACAAACAAGCAACAGCTAAAATTTGCATGATAATCTCCAGTTAAAAATCGTGAATTGATACGCCGTGATCGGCATGAATATCGACTACAGTTTTATGCTTTGGTGTTTCAAAGGTTTCATCTCCGAGAAAAATCTCATTGAATGATTGCTCGAAACGAGCATGATCAATCAATGGCGCCCGGCGGTTAAGCTCGGCCTTAATCTCCCGCTCTCTCTGCATCGAATTGGCTGCTTTTGTAATGTCGGCGTAGGTTTTTATTTCTTGCATAAAAATTTTCTCCTCCCATTCAATATAGACCCACATTAACAGCTTGCATAATTGATAGATTTTATACTGGCTTGTGCGCTGATAGGTTTAAAGGAATCAGCATACATCGCCAGCATTATGACCTCGCGAGTTAAACTCTTTCCACCAATAGCGTCCAGATGTTGGCCTAGTTTCGATATTGCCGTTATTGTCGATAAAACCCCATACAGGAACGCGCTCAGGCTCAACGAGAAGCATCGACCATGTGCCCGGCTGGACTTCTGCTATTCGGTGAATGTCGTGCATTCCAATGCGTCGAGTGCGGTCTGGTATCTTTCGCAGTGGGTGGTTTAACTCAGCCTTGGCGCATAGGTTAATTAGGAAATTGCGGCTTGCATCGCCTGGGTAAATTGTCCGCTCAAGCTTTTCACCGTCCAGCAAATACTCTTCGCGGTATGAGCCACACAAAACAGATGAGCGCATGTTCATAGGGTGCCAGTGCAGATGCTCGTCGCCATCGCCAGAGAGGAATCGATGAAACCACAAATCAGTCTCGCCGATCTGATTAGCGAATTTACCGGCGTACATTCTTTGTATGTACGGGCTATCATTAACATTAATCTGCTTACACGGCATATTGGCCGTTAATTCAAGCATGAATGCGTTATCTGGCTTCATTGTTGATCCTTAGGCGGTTGAGGCAATGGCATCCAGTGCGATGCAGGCCATGGCGCAGGCATATGATCCTCAGCCAACAGCACCCCCAAGCTGGTGATGCGACACAGCATTAATCTATGATTTTTTATAGGAACAAAGCATAAAAACATTGTTCCATCTTTCGGTGCCGTTTCTATCGGCTGCCATTCACCCAGTGTGTTCATGCTTATACCTTTCTAATATATAAAACGCTTCGTTAATGTGATTGACGAAATCCTGCGCTGCTCTGACGTTAAAGGCATTGACGAATAACCGAAACTCACCATTGCAATATACGCCCCATCCCGGTAATGGCTCGCCGTTCAATTCCTTCTGTGCTGATTTAATTTGGTAGGGGTGCATGGTTAGGCTGCTATTTTTTCTGGCTTCTGAAAATCGGCAAGCTGCTCACACACTTCCGCATCAATAGAATTGAATTCGTCATCGGTTAGATTGATTTTTCTTGCTTGATCAAAGCATAGTTCCTGCAATTTACTTTCTGGCATCAGGCCAAGCTGAACAGCGCGAAGCAAAACAAGAACCTTACGAACATCTCTTCCGCATTTGTCGCTATACAAAACATAGATGCTTGATCCGTAAATTCCATGAGTATCAAAAGCCAGTATTGGCATTATTGACGGCATCGCACTTTGCGGGTCAATTTCTGCCGACTTCTCAATAATTTTTAGCATTGCGTCAATTGCACCAGGATTTCCTTCCGCCATTTTTATAAGCATATCCATAACGGAATCAGTAAGTTGTATTCTTGACATTTTGTTAATCTCTGTATTGTGACCAGCGCCAATCGCCGATCTATGACCCATTCTGTCAAATCCACTAACGCCAGTCACGTCAATTGAATTTATACTGATTTTGGCGGTGATTAGTTTTGGCTATTTCTCTAACCTCGAATCCGCAAAATAAGCATTGCGCAGAAACGTAAGGAGGTTTTATATCTTCCGGCTTCGGGTGATATTTCTTAAATTCGCACTCGTCGCCTACTTGTAGTCGATTCATGATTGCTCCTAGTTAATGAAAAAATGGAAGCTAACGAATGCAATAATGGCCGCAATAACTGCAATGCCAACAAAAACCTTTAGCTGCATCAATACTGCGCGCCTTGTGACTTCTCGCATAAATTCTTCATGATCCATATCAATACACCATAATTACTTGATTGCCTAAACTAAGGCGACACTCCCGCAAAGCCTCTTCTGCATCTATCGCAAATGGATTTATGAAGGTGCCGCCCTTGCCTGATTTAACTCGAAAATGCCATGCTGTCTTGATCATGATGCGTTCGCGCCTTCTCCGTTTTCTTTGTGCCATTGATGATGATGCTTGGCGCATAGCCATCTGACATTAAGAGGTTTTGCGTAATCATCATGATGCGCGCATATTTTTTCTGTTGATCCGCATACTTCGCAAGGCTCTGGCACAAGGTTTCCGTTTTTTATTTCGTATGCAACCTTGCCGTGAGCCTTGTATTTCATTGGGAACTCTTCCCTGTATCTTTTTGTGGTTTGATAAATTTTATCCGGATTCCTTTCTGCCCATCTTTTTTTTGCCAGAATTGACCTCTCTATTCCTCGCTCAGTTTTTTGATATGCCGATCTTCCTGCTACGCGCTTTTCTAGTTTGTTTCTTGACCTATCATATTCCGATTGGCAATCTTTGCATTTAGCCGAAAGACCATCTGGCGATACCTTTCTTTTGTGAAAGCAATCATCATTTTTTTCTGTGTTGCACGAATTGCACTTTTTCATAGATTTCTCCAATTAAAGTGCAATCCTATTGCAAATTAAACAGAATGTCAAATCTAGAACGGAATATCGTCGAAGTCCTCAAAACCTTTTGGCGGCTGATGCTGTGGCGCCGGTTGATTTTGTCTTGGTGCTGGCTGGCTTTGAGCTGCGCCCTTGTTGTAAGCCTGCTGGGCTGCATCTGGAGCGCGCCCGGTGGTTATGGCCTCCAGCTTGGCATTTTGCAACGCAAGGGTAATCTGCAAGCCCTGCTGCCCTTGGAATTGCTTAACCAGGATCTTATCGCCTGACACGACAGCCAGCGCACCCTCAATCAGGTTTGCCCGGTAGAACTCAATAGCCGCAGGAGTTTTTGCAAACAACACCGCCTCGTAGTTTGTCCAGTCATCCTGTTTGGTTTTTGGGTCTTGCGCCTTGACTCCGCAGCGGATTCCGAAGCCAACTGAATCGCCCACGCTAAACTCGCTGGCTGGTTTTGTTAATTTGAAAGGTACTGTGTGTGCCATGATTTATCCTACTTGATGCGAATTGATGACTGGCCGCGCTGAAGTGATGCACCAGCGACCTCTTGACCTTCTTTTAAAGCCTTTGCTATTGCTGCTTTGTCGGGAGAAATAACAGTTTTAACGTTCATAAAATCATCAGGAATGGCGCTCTCGTCAGAAATTGCAACAGAATCACGCCCGGCCACCAGGGTTATGGTGAATAGCGGACACTGGATTTTGCTAATCCCGGTGGCTTCCATGTTATTGCGCAGGTACTCAATTAGAGATTCCTTGCGCGCTGCAATGGACTTTTTCTTTGCCTGTAGGCGCTCAATGGCAGCATCAATCTTTTCGATATTCCCATCCATATCAAGCGCCCAATCAGCCAGAGAGACGGCCTTGGATTTTATATCGCCCTCCATTGCCTCCAGTGTGTCGCGAATGGCATCGGCTGGAATATCTTCATTGTTTGCCAGCTCTAAAAACTGGCCTGTAAGCTCATGCAGTGCGGTCATTTTGCTCCAATCTCCTTAATTTTTGCCTCGGCTTCGCGGGCGATTGTGGTTATGCCTTTCTCGCAAATGTCTGCAATTGACTGTATAAGCTTCTGGCGAGAAAGATGCAGGGTAGCCATTTTTTCAATCTTCTTGATTTCGTGCTGGCTTGTTGAGGTTTTGATTGTCTCAATATGGCGCAATACATAATCGCCAGCCTCTTTTCTTTTGGCGGCTATTTCTGCGTCCTTATCTTCGGCTTTTAATATTGCCTGCTCTGTTTGCAGCTGCTCAAGATATTCGCGATCATCAAACATGCCCGTGAAAACATCAGAACAGAATCCAAGCATTGACAATGACTTTTTGATAGCATCCATAAGTGATTTCTTTGGTGCCTCCCCGTCGTCGCTTACGCCATATTTTGATCTGTAGATAGCCTGGGTGTGGCCATACTGGGTGATCTCGCCACGCTTGCCGTCAGCCATAAACCACAGCTTAAGCTTGATTGTATGGGTTTTTGACTGCTCAAGGCGCGTAGAGCCATCATCCTGTTTGACTGGTATCATTGCGCCATTATCCCAGCGCTCATCAATTACATCCCAGCCCCAGCCAATGCCTACCATGCCAAACTGCTCAGTGGCCTGCTTAATCATCCAATAGCCGTTAATGCTGGTCTGCTCTCGACCATCACGAGTGCTTGTTTTTGTTGCTGCCGGATCGGTCTTTGAAACCGAATCCCACAATGCAAGCTTATCCTGCACCATCACTTCGTTATTGCTCATACGCTACCCCTTGATAGTCAGTTTATCTAAACCGGCATATGTGCCAGGGAATATTTCCGATGCGGGCATCTTTGCCTTTCCGTTCAGCCATTCAATATCAAACTGATGCGAAGCTTGCGCAGGAGTATCGCCGAACGCGCAAACTCCATCCTGAAGGTTTTCGCCGTACAGCGCACACCATTGATTTCCATCAGGGAAAACCCTTGCCTTAAGAAGCATAAAAGGTCTATTTAATTCCCTGGCCGCAAGCTCTTGTTGCTGGAAAACGCTATATTCAATCTCCATGTTTGTGACATGCATCTCTGCCGCCTGTTGCAAATATGCCCTTATGTTTCCGCTCTCGTCGTGTATCATCTCACTCCCCCTTAGCAGCTGCGATTGCTGCGAGATATTTGTCGCCGTTAACCAAGCATTCTTTACGCCCTGACTTTTGCATCATCTATCTCCCGTTATTGGTCTAGCTGCGCAAGAAGGGCGTCAGCATAATCTACGGCGGCCACTGCTACGGTCTTTGGATCGTGCCACCATGTGCCATCTTGATTGTGCGCATTGCAAAGGCCAGTCATTGCAGCCAATGCAAAATATTCACGCTTGGTAAGTCCGCCGCTATAGCTGGTTACGCTAACCGGATGAGCCGATGTGCTGCTGTTTGTGTTTTTCATAATATTCTCCTGTATATCAGTTATTGGTCTAGTCAGTATAAGCCGAAAATAGTTTGTGTCAATCATTAAAATGACATTTCTTTTATCTTGCAAATGTTTATTGATTTGGCTAATATATCAAAAAACAGGAGGATGTATGCAGAAAGACACAGCTATAAACGCTATAAAGAAAAAGATTCGCAATAAGTACGCAACCCAGGGTGAGGCAGCTTTGGCGCTTGGAATGTCAGAGGTTCATCTTAGCCGGGCACTTAACGGCAAGGCAGATCCAATACCAAAGAAGCTTCTTGAATTCGCCAAGATAAAGCTAATCACAACACACACTTACATTCATTTAAGCAGAGAATGAGGCACGATATGGATTTAGAGCAAGCAATACTGCAAGCAGCAAAGAATGGTCTTTCTGATGCATTTAATAAAGAACTTGTTGGATATAACAAACCGCTTTCATTGTTAACTCAAAAAGTAATTGAAAAACACCAAGGCGCAATATTTTCATTGATTGATGATGAGGTTGTGAAGCTAATAGGCGGAGATGATTTTAAGTTAGCACTAAAGGATGAGCTTAACCGAAAGCTTGCAAGAACACTGATTGAGCGCATGGGCGGAGAGCTTGAGTCTCGGGTTAATGAGCTAAAGCAAAACCCGGAAACCCGCGCAAAAATAACCTTAGCAATAAGCGCAATTATTCGCGACCTTTAACAACTAATCACATATACGGGAGCAATAAATGATGGATATTGAATTGCCTGATTTAGTCGGCACATTGGCTGCACTGCCAGATAGCACAAAGAAAGTAATTGCGACATATGGTAGAGCTTGCGCCGCCGTTGCAATTAAACAGCACAATGAAAAGTCAATCACAAAATATAATGGCTGGTATTGTGCGCATTGCCAAACAGGAGTAGATGGCTCGGACGTTACATTTAATGAGGCGCACACTGTTTGCGGCAGGATTATTACTGATGACGAGCCGCCAGCAAATATTATCTCATTGCTTGACGAACTCACCTCCCTGCGCCAGTACAAGGCAGAGGCGGAGAGCCAGCCTGTGTTTGCTATGGCTTTCGAGAAGCAAGGAATGCGCGCACCAGATGATTTCGAAGATTATCTGGATATTATCGAGCTTGAAAAGGTTAACCCTGATGAGCTTGAAGCATATCAAAAGCACGACCGAGTATTTCCACTCTACGCCCGTCCAGTTCCAGCCGGTAGCTGCGCGGCGCATGAGGCTACAAAAAGTGTGCGCATGAAGCCGCACATATCTGGTGACGAATCAATTCACTTTATGGACTGCAATCGTTGCGGCAAGCCTTTTGATATGAGAAGCATTCATGAAGTTATGATTCATGAGAAACAAAACTGCGATAAGTTGAATACGCCCGGCAATAGGCATCCAGAATTCCGCTACAAAGGCTACAAGGGAGAGCCAATTAGCAAGAGTGCTAGCGATGACGAAAAGGCCGCATGGCTTGAGGGTAAAAATGCGAGCATCCCATCAAATAGCGAAGGAGAGAAGTCGTGAATACTGAGCAAATTATGAAAAAATGCCAGATTGGATCGCACAACTTGAATGATGCAAATAACTTGCTGGCTGAATGTTACGGCACAATTGGTATGCTATCTGCTCAGCGCGACGAGCTTCTGGCGACCCTTAAGCTTGCTGAAGCATGGCTAGAGGGATGGGCTAGTGCCACTCATGAATTGTCAATTATTCGTGTGCAAATAGCCAAGTGCGAGGCGCAGTCATGAATGCAAATATTTATGGTGGATACAGAATTATTGAAAACGATCTTCTAACTATTGCAGGAACTCCTTATGAGGTTTCCAGGCCATGGAAAGAAAGGCTATTTACCATGCCATGGCGACCACTAAATAAAACAAAAACCATTGCGCCAAGGATTCCTGATCCAGATTTTTATATCAGCGAAACCGATAGATTTATTGTTGGCCACCCGGAGACAATGAAAAAACTAAAAGGCGCAATTGAAAAGAGCAAAAATGACAACTTTAGCATGCGTTATCCTGCCACATTTAATAGTCAAAATCCGTACAGAATGAGTGGATTATTTGGAGCATCTATAATATGACCCCATCCGACATAGAGAAAAGCAGAAAAGAGTTTGAGGAATTCTTAGCTGAAAACTTCAAGATGATTAATCCTGATCAAAATTACATAAAGCCAAATGGTGAGTATTACTACGCTCACGCAGAGCTTGCATTTAAAGCATGGGTTGCCAGCAGAGAGTCTCTTGTTGTTGAGCTTCCTAAGTCTCAAATTGAATTTGATGAAAACGACTATCCTTGTGAATTTTTCACCAAAAAACAAGTTACGCATATGCTGCAATCCGCAGGCATAAACTACAGAGAGAGGGAGTGAGTATGAAATCAGAAATTGAAGAGGTTATTCGTTTGCTTGAGAAAGCACAAGACATGATGCACAAGCAAAAATACGATGAGGCTAATACTCTAATCTATAGAGCACAAGCACAATCAATATTTATCAAGGATAAATTATCATGAAAAATTACTACATTCTAGGCGCAATATTTCTCGCAGCATTCCTAGCCCTAGTAGCCTACGGACTAGAGACTGACTGCCCTGATACTGCTATTTACTATTACTGTGGGGATGAGTGATGCATATTGAATCTCCAAACTGGTACTGGTCACAAATTGGCGCAGATGTGGTGCGCAATGGACTGGTTAGAACTGTTTACATACATGGCATAGAGGTTTGCCATAAAGCTGGCTACGAAACAGAAATTGGAATATCGCGCTGGTTGTACGAAAAATTTAACCCATTTAACCAAAACGAAACAGGCGGTTGATTATGTATGTTTATGAAGATGAAAAACCAGCAATATTTACCGAGTCTGGACAGGTTATGTTTTTGTCTATCCGCGATAGGATTAAGCAAAATTTGAAGGTGTCTGGATCGATAAGAATGGCCGAGGCTATGAGCGGCCAGACTGGATCAACTTGGCAAATGATGGCATGCGTTGACCGGCTTGTTGAGCTTGGCGAGATACGAGAAATAACCAAAAACGTTGCCGGTCAAGATCGCGTATTTGTCGGCAAAAACTATTAACCCCCGAACCCCATGAATAGGAAATGATTATGGACGCTGAAGATTTAAAAAACAGGCTTGATGCCATTGAATCTAATGCAAAAAGTCAGCGTGGCAAGGCTATCCACGAATATTGCATGGCCAATAATACCGTAAAAATTGGAGATATTATATCAAATCGCCAAGCATGCATTCTTGTGGAATCAATTAAAGCGTCAAAATTGTTTGGTTCCGACAGGTACGAATGCGCTTATGCTGGTATTGATTTGACAAAGAAGCTGGAACCCAAGAAGAATGGCAGCAAGTCTCTTATTTTTCAGTCTAGCATAGAAAAGCATATTGCAAAGCCAAATAGCTAGGCTATAATACATAGGCCAGTCTGTTCTGTGTCATACCCGTGATGCAGGCAGACTTGGCTTTAACCCATAGCCGAAAGGTGACCTTATGACAGAGGTCGGGGAAATGCAGGTAAGACCTGAGACGCCTTTGATAGTCGCCCCTTGTTTTACCGTAAAACAATGGCGAACCCTTTCTGCCAGTTACCTGCAACGGTATCTGTCATGCAAGGGGTGACTATCAAAGGCTTTTTTTATGTCCGCAAAAAAGTATCCATACAAAACTGACGCGCAGATTAAGCGCTGCGCAGAACTCCAGTCTAAGGCCGATAGAATGGCCGACAATATCAAGCACGCAAAGAATAAACCATTGGCCGTGCATTCGTTCCTGCAATGCCTGTACCTGGCTATTTAGCTATGAGCGGATGGATAAAGCTGCACCGGTCAATGCTGTCTAACGAGTTATGGGAGGCTGAGCCTTTTACCTATGCCCAGGCGTGGATAGATATTTTGCTTAATGCCAACTACCAGCCAAAAAATATCATTATTCGCGGCATTGCGCTAACCATTGATCGCGGTCAATTGGGTTGGTCAGAGGTCACTATGGGCGACCGCTGGAAGTGGTCTAGGGACAAGGTTAGAAGGTATTTAAAGCGTCTTGAAAGTACGTCAATGATAATACAGCAGAAAACACAGGTAACAACAATCATAACTGTTTGTAATTACTCAAGTTTTCAGTCATTAGATACATCGGACGATACACCAGACAATACACCGAGCGATACATCGGACGATACACAACATAAGAAGTTAAGAAGTAAAGAAGTAAAGAAAAGGGCTTCCGGCAAGCCGGCTATAACTTTCACTCAGTGGATTGAATCATTAAAACAACTGAACGAAAAGCCGATACCTGATGACCACTCAGTTTTTGAATATGCAGCTGATGCCGGGATAAGTACTGATTACCTTCGTTTAGCATGGGTTGAGTTCAAAGCGCGATACAGCGTTGAGGACAAGAAATACAAGGATTGGCGAGCAGTGTTCGGCAAGTGGGTCAGAGAGAATTGGCCCAAGCTTTGGTGGTCTGATGGAAACGGATACCAGCTAACGGCGAAAGGCCTGCAGGCAATGACAGCAATGATTAACCGAGATAAGCGAGAAGAACAATGAGATTTTCAATAGAAGCTGAGCAAAGCCTAGTTGGTGGACTGCTGTTAGATCCAAATCGACTTGATGACGTTTTAGAGATTACTGGTGCCGAAGATTTTTACAGTGCTGATAACCGCTCTATCATGCGTTACATCACTGAGGTGGCTCAGGCTGGCCGAACTGCTGACGTGATTACCGTTGCTGATGCCATGAGTGACGCCGGGATGCTTGATGCAGCTGGTGGCATTGGTTACCTGGTTGAGCTGGCCAACAACACGCCTGGAGCATCCAACGTTGCAGCCTACGCTCACATCGTAGCCGAGAGGGCGATAGAGCGCCGTATCAGCGAGGCAGGGCAGCGCATAGCCGAATTAGGCGAAGATGAGTCCATTGGTGTGGATGACAAGCTGGACACGCTACACGGCGAACTGGCGGGGCTTGAGCGCAAGGATTTAACCACGGATTACAAAGTGTTTGACCAGATTCTTAAATCCCGGGTTCAGGTGCTTGATGACAAATTCCGGGGAATGGTTAAGCGCGGAATTGATCTTGGATTCACCGACCTGGACAGAAGGTTTCAGGGAATAACAGAAACCGACCTGATTGTCCTGGCTGCTCGCCCGTCAATGGGGAAAAGCGCACTTGCGTTTAACATTGCGAGAAACATTGCCATGGGTGGGCGCGAGGTTATTATTTTCTCGATGGAAATGAGCCGGGAGCAGGTTGTTGACCGGATGATTTCATCACTGGCCGGCATAGAGTCAGACAAGATCAGAAGCGGGCAGCTTAAGGAACAGGATTGGCCGGCGCTATCGGCTGCTGTTCAGCGCATGAAGGGATTAAAAATTCACATCATAGATACACCCGGGATAGACGTTAGGCGCGCCCAGGCTATTTGCAGGAAGTTTGCGCGCAATGGCGATATAGGGTTGATCGTTGTTGATTACCTTCAACTGATGACCGACTCTCGCGAGAAGGATCGATTGCAGGTTGTTTCGAGTGTTAGCCGTGAGCTGAAGAAAATGGCAAAGATGATTAAGTCGCCGGTAATAGCATTGTCACAGCTTAACCGCTCATGCGAGCAACGCGGAGACAAGAGGCCGCTACTTTCAGACCTTCGCGAGTCTGGCCAGATTGAGCAGGACGCCGACATAATAAGTTTTATTTATCGCGATGAGTATTACCACGAAAACAGCCCAAACAAAGGGCTTGCCGAAATCATCACAAGAAAGTTCAGGGAAGGCGAAAACGGTACGGAAATTTTAGGAACAGAATTTCAGTTTGCAAGGTTCACAAATTTAAGCCAGGTTATTTACGATCACGACTGGCAAGAAAGAGAGCGAGAAAAAGAAAGCAAAGGAGCAAAACGCAGCGGCGGATTCAGTTGACGATAAGCCTACGCCAAAGCCGCTAACACCAGAAGAGATTAAAGACTTGGAAAAATTAAATAACCTAAGAGGAAAGTGATATGAGCAAGCAAGTTTGGTCTAAAGATGAAGAGAATTTTAATTGTGATAGCCTTAGCGAGCTGATTCGTGATTACGATTTAATATCTGGCAATGAGGTGTGGTTTGGAGCGGCCTACAGCCCATCACCAATAAGGTTTATTGATGCTGACTCTATTATTGAATATGCGCAAGAGCGAGCCTATGATGATTTTGGAGATTATGCAGAAGATTTTCTTAATGGCGTAACTGATGAGGAAAAGAAAAATCTCAATGATTTTCTTCGCGAATGGTTAGAAAGAAATGCTGATGTTACTTTTTACTCTGTAACCGATCAAGAAAAATATAAAATAACAAACGAAGATATAGAAAAAGCGTACGCTAAATAATTAGCACATTCCAGACAACGATAGATTGAATAGGATTAGAGTATGAATATATTGCATCTTACCCTAAAGAAAAAATGGTTTGATATGATTCTTTCCGGTGAAAAGAAAGAAGAGTATAGGGAAATTAAAAAGTATTGGTCAGATAGGTTTTATGGTGTTAATAATTACAGCCTTGTTTGCTTTACTAATGGCTATGGAAATCATCGACCATCGCTCACAATAGAGCTTAATGATATTTGTGTAGGTCAGGGAAATACAGAATGGGGTGCGCCAAATGATCAGGATGTTTTTATACTTGAGCTTGGCTTAATAATTTCAAAGAGAAATATATCATGAACCACATACCGCCGGAAATAGTAGTCCTGGCAATATTTGATCGTTTGCGCGTGAAGCTGCCAATGTGGCAAATAAATTACATAGGGTATTGATATGATAATCACAAGAGAATGGGCGATGCCAAATCATAAAACGTTTGACATAAAGCCAATAAGGAAATGTATAGACAGAAATATATTTGGAGTTAGTATTGATCCATTTGCAAACCAGTCAAGAATTGCCACGCATAACAATGACCTTGATCCACAATATGGTTGCGAGTTTAACATGGAGGCTATAGATTTTCTAAAGTCATTTGGCGATGAGTCTGTCGATTCTGTTTTATTTGACCCTCCATATAGCCCGAGGCAAATTTCAGAATGCTATAAAGCTCTAGGCCGTAGCGTTAACATGCAGACAACACAGTCCAGCTTTTGGTCTGAGCTTAAAAACGAAATATCAAGGATAGTTAAGCCATCAGGTATTGTTATGACATTCGGATGGAACAGTGGTGGGATAGGCAAGAAAAATGGTTTTGAGATAATCGAAATATTAATGGTTGCTCATGGCGGCTGGCATAATGACACAATCACAACAGTTGAAAGAAAACTGGATAAATAGGCGTTGATATGGGCGAATCATGGACTGTAAACAGCAAGCCAACACTTGACGGATATATAGTTCAGGTCAGGAATTGGTTTGATGAGCATAAGTATTTGACATTTCCAAAGCCAAGGATTGGAGCTGATCGCTCAATAGATCAAAACAGTCTATTCCATGTTTGGTGCTCTCAGTGGATAGGCTATAAACTTGGAAAGGATTACAGGAGAGTTGAAAAGGCCGAGCTTTCCGGAATGAAGCGAACAGTTAAAAAGCTTTATCTGATTAACAATCCAGATTCAGCAGCTTGGATGATTCAGGAAATTACCGACTACTCAACCGGCAAAAAGAAAAAAGATTATACCAGCTCATCAGACTGGAAAACCGGCGAAATGTTTATGGTATTAAACTGGATTCAATTAGCCGCTGCAAATGATGGGCTTATCCTTGAGTCAAAAGGCGAGCACGCCAAGCTAACCAGAGAGGCGCAATCATGATCTGTTCTGTGTGCAAAACCAAGCCAGTAACCATACAAGGCGCCTCAACCTGTAGCTTAAGGTGTGCTACTGAGGCGTGCGGCGATGATCCAGAGCTTGTTCAAAAGCGGCTTAGAGAGCAGGTTCAGGAAGTTAACAATATCTGCATAAGTGAGCGCGAGAGATTGCAGGCTGAGTGGCGTAGGGCGAATCCGGGGCTGATGAGATGAATCGCACACCAAGGCCGCGCCCGTGCCCAGTATGCCGCGAAGAGTTCACCCCAAAGCGAATACCTAACACGCTGAAAATCACGCCATGCTGCACTAACCCTGGATGTGTTCTGGATTACGCCCAGGGGCTTAGGGCGAAGGATTTCAACCGGGAAACCAAAGCCATGAAAGATAAATTTCTGGATAACGACGTATCGCACTGGAAAAAGAAGGCTCAGAAGGCGTTTAACGAGTTTATCAGGCTGAGGGATGCGCACCTACCTTGCGTATCGTGTGACAAGCCATATGACTGGCACGGGCAATGGCACGCAGGGCACTACAAAACGACCGGTGCGCGCCCTGATTTGCGTTTTAACGAGGATAACTGCCACAAGCAGTGCTCTGTATGTAATAACCACCTATCAGGCAACCTGGCAAACTACAGGTTGGAGCTGGAAAACAGAATCGGCATGGATAGGCTGCTGGCACTTGAAGTTGTGCTCAAATCAAAACCTATTAGGCTGGCTGACTACAAAGAAATACATGTCAATTACACGGCCAAAATAAAAGAATTAAAATATCTTCAAAATAGTGTTGACAGTGGGGCATCCACATATTAATATGAACGCATAGACAAACAACAACGGGTGAGCGAGATGAACAAGACTTCAGCCAAGGTAATTAATAATTATGCAAATAGTATTGCAATGAAAAAAATTATTAACAAAAAAGGATGGTCAAAGCAGGATGCAGTTTATGCTTTGGCAGATTATGTTACCAGCGGATCGAAAGTTTCAGTTTATGAGTTTTTAAATAACTACAAAAATACAACAGTTTCTTTGCATTAACGGACAATTATGAATATTGATAATTCATTTTATGAGCATTACGGATATAGGAGATGCAGAGAGCATACCTTAAGAATTATAGCTGATAATCGACCAGAATCATTAGCGGTAGAGGCGGCGAATCAAATTAATCATTTGAAAAAGTGCTTAAGAGAAATTTGTTGTGCAGTTGAGAGTCATAATAAATCAACTAACGATAGCATTGCTTTGATAGAATTGAAAGAATCTAAAAATGCATTAAATAAATAGGTTATATAGTTGGAGTTTTAATGCCTAAACCAAGAAGCGAAATAGATTCAAACAAGCGAAAGAACTACAAGGATAAAGGGCTAACCGATGTAAGGATCTGGATAAAACCAGAAAACAAGCCAGAAGCTCGCAGGATGGAGAAAGAGTGGCGTAAGTGAATTTAAATAAAGGTTATAATGTGAAAATTAGTTATGTAGATTTCAAGAAAGAATTTCCGGTATTAAAAGGAGATGGGCAGATATTCAATAAATTTTTCTACATTAAAAAATACTGGAATGGAAAGATTATTGTTATCGGATTTAAGAGTCATCAGATTACATTTGATTTTCGCGGTAATTTTTTTAATGAGATGACAGGAAAGAAGTAATGGCAAGCCAATTCGGCATAAAGGAATTGGCAACCTAAATAGCGCTGCGGCTTTAACTAACTCAGTCGCGTGAGGTCAGCCCGGGCTGTAGTGTTATTTAGGTTGTGTAGGCTATAGCACAACAGGGTAGCGAGCCACTGCGTTGTAGTTTTAACAGTGGCAAACAAGCTAAACGAAAGCCGGGTTAATCGCCGGAGCAGGTGAGTAGCAGTGCGATAGCTACAGGGAGTCGCACAGTGAACTGCATAGGCCTGAAGACCCTGTAGCCACTGATCATGGGTTTAGCAATGAGCGCAGGTATTAACGCTGCGCAGTTTTAAATCAGAGCGTAATGTCAATTGGTAGGCGGCCGCCCTTGGATGGCGGGGGTTGTAGGTTCGAGTCCTACCGCTCTGACCATATTCGCCGAAATGGCACATAATTATTATTGCAATTAACAGGAATAAATCATGATCGGACAAAACATTATATTTTACGCGCCAGATGAAAAAATAGGTAAGTCTCTGGAAGAATGCGAGGCTTTTAGAGTTAAGTTATCAGACGAAATACTGAAGCGTTATCCTGAGGCTAGCGTACATGTTTCGCCTCGCGAAGGTCATCGTCGTGTAAGCGGTTTTAGTACAGAAGAAAACGATAACGCAGACGCAGAGGTGGCTGAGTGGTTGGATAAACTTATTAAAAGGCTTGCGTGAATATTCGCCGAAAGGCAAAAATATAGTAGGCGAGGAAGGTCGGAGGACCATAGCCGAAAACTGGCGGACAATGTTGATAGATCTGGCGGTGCTGCTGGCAGGCAGTCTGAAAGGGCTGCACTAATTCCGAGGAGAGAGCCGCGAGGATACAAGCTCTGGCCATGACTGATGATTGGCTGAAACAGCGGCACTAATTCAATAACGGGTGATATATGAAACAGTTTGTTTTAAGTCATGACGATTACGAAAGCCTTTTGGCTGTGTTCACAATTGCATTAAGCTCCGGCGGCAATGAAAGAATGAATTCTGAAATAAAGGATCTGGAAACAAGAATTCAGCTAATTGCAAAAGATTGCAGTGATCCTTACCGCGCAGGACAAGTTGACATTATTCGCCAAATAAAAGACGTTCTTGAGATTGAATCATGAAATACATATTGGCATTGTTAATAGTTGTCCTGGCTGGGTGTAATAGTTCCGAGCCTGAGAAAATTGAAGAATCTGACCTTATAAAGGTTAACTTCAGTGATGGAAGTCTTGCGATTGCTGCGGAAAGGCAATTGTTCAGGGTGTTGTAATGAGCAATGGGGATTGCATAGGCAATGACTGCTACGAAGTAGTATGGCGCACTCCTTCTGCCATAAAGTATGGAAATGGCGCTGAAGCAATGTTTAAAATAATGGGAGCAAAAAAATGCCTGCGCGATTACGCAATAAAGTGCGCGGCATAAATGATGCTATGATTTATGCCGCTAACATGGAGTCTATTAGTGGTTGGCCAAAGTGTTATTTCTGGAGAGCTGTTTGGTGGAGGTTGCATTCTCGAGAAAGCATGAATAAATCAGATCCATTTAAATACTCAAGAAATCTTGTCATGCTTTATAACGATATAAAGTTTAGAAGAAATCACTATATTGGAAAGCCAAAAGAAAAAACAGATTGGGAGTGGTCTGGTTTATTTAATCAAAAGCCAAATGGCGGCATAACCGGAGAGCAAAATGCAATATTATAATGAGGATGATGGCAAAATCCATGCTGATTATAGCGAAGATGAAAGTCCTTGGCCGCTGTTTATTGTCCTTGTAGTAGTATTTGGGGTGGTGGCATTTGGCGCGTATTATGTTGATGTAAGTGTGTTAAGTAACTGATTTTGTAGTAAAATAAATTAACCTTTTGGAGAAATATTATGAAGCTTAAATCTACCGGTCAAGTTGTTGAAGATCTGCCTTTTGTTGGAGTTGGTCACGCTCCATGGCCTACTGATTATCGCCGTGTGTTGATAGCCAATGACTGTAAAAACGGTAATCGTGCAGTAACTCAGATAGTTCATATTTCGAAACTGTCTGAAAAGTAATTGATTTACGCGCAGCCTCTCTCGCGGATGTACAGAGAGGCCACCGATCTGGGTATTGGCTGACGTACGGGGCATTATTGTCTGCGTCATAAGGGAAGCTAGCTGCTCTAGCCATCCAGTATCCAGTTCGGTGTCAAGCCAAAGTAGTTCTGGTAGGCTCAGAGCGAATAACTGGCACCGCCCATTCTCACGAGTGGGCAACCGTGTGGTAGCTCAGTGATGTCAAGTGCCTGTTTATGTCGGCCAGTATTGAGTTATCACACGGTTGAATTTACCGACCCGCTTAACGGTATTAGGCGGCTTTGATCCGAGTATCGGGTACCTGAAGTGTACAGTGGGGTTGATCACCACACCCGGTATTCGGTTCAAAGAATTAGCCAGGATGGCGAAAGATCGTACCATCACAATACTCCCAAGTAGTGATGCAGGCCGCAGTCTCTACGACTGAAGAAGTGATAGCACAGAAACCTTAAGTGGTCTCGTAGCTTGCCATTTTACTGCGGCTCGGTTGGCAAGGTGAGGGAGTTGGAAGCTTGGGAAGACAAGCAGATTGCGGATTCTAGTTAGTCCGCAGCCTTAAGTCCTTTGTGTAGCTCAGAATTGCTTAGAGCGGTGGACTAGTGCAGTCCGCAGGTCACTGGTTAAAGTCCGGTCACAGAGGCATTAAGGCTGATAATCAACAAGAGGTGCGGAAGGTGTATGGCGCATTATAAATGCCAGACAGCCTGGAAAGACGGGCACAAATTCAACCGCCTGCCGTTTGGCAATGCTTGCATGTAGGTAAATATGAAATTTGATATAAGCCCAGAATGGCGCGAGAAAATGGCAAAGAAGGAAAACGGCATGGAAATAGGCGCTGGTAAAAGTATATTCAACGATGTTGAGTTGTGCCCCAAGTGCCTGAATTCTCGCCCGGCAAAAGATTGGTGCGAATGCTGCGACGGCGTTGGACTTATTGATGTTGGCAAGCAAAACAGCCCGTACGGGGATTAACTAACTAGAGGTGATTATGTACGAAACTATCGGAATTATTGTGGCCGTTATAGCAGTTATTATTGTTGGGCTGCGCGCTACAGGGCTTATCAAGATCGATATAAGCATTGGCAGCGGTTCAGGAGATTGATATGGATGTCGAATACAAAAATGCCAGGATATTTGTATTGCGGCATGCGGCCAGCTGGATCGATGACTTAGAAGGAACTGATCTAATGCTTGATGCTAATGCTGAGTTTGTTGCCTATCTTGTTGGAATGCTAGCAAATTGACGCCAGATGCAATATAATTTCCGTGTCTACACGATAATCACGGGCTTAAATGACGAAATTCACATCAAGCAATCAGCCCAAGCCAGAGAATAGGTCTGGCGGACAATCAAACTTCTACAAAGCTGTTATCGTTGAGCTTCATAAGCAATTCGATGATGGCAAGGTTGAAGGTTTTGCATCGTTTGAAAAGTGGTTAGTCCACAAGGCGCTATTTGAAGGTGGCCCATACATGGATGCCATCCTCAGAAAAGTAATGCCAGCCAGCAAGGCAACTTACCCATCCATTGAATTCGAATATGATCCTTCATGGACTCATGTAAAAAAAGCCGACTCTATAATGACCGCCATGGCTCAGGGTGAAATACCTCCTGATGTTGGCCATATGCTGATAGACGGGCTTCAGAAGATGCTTGGCATAGAGGAGATAACTGAGCTTGCCAAGCGGCTAGAGGCGCTGGAGAAACTGCTGGAGGTGAATAATTGAGCTTATCAAAAGAAGATATGGCATTAGAGGCGTTGATTAAGCTTGTAACTGAGCTTGAGGGATCATGCACAAGCTACTTCGTAAATGATAAAACCCTAAAATATGCCAATGAAGCATTGAACGCCAATGGATGGGAGGTTTATCTAGATAAGTCCACGCGGGCGCACCACCGAAAAATAGATGCGGTCAATGCGGAAAAGGCTTAGCGCTCCCGCAATTGTAGCTCTTGAGGAAAGGTATGCCGCTAAGTCAGGCAATGCCCACTCAACAGTATTTGGAATAGTAAGCGCTGAAGGCAAGCACCTACACTCGATTGAATGCGTAGATGGTGAATGGGTAAGAACTGATAAGCCTGTCACGATATACACAGCAGAGAAGCTTGAGCGAGCGGTAACCACAAAGAAGCGTTTCGTTATCATCTATGGTGGTCGCGGGTCGATGAAGTCGGTTGGTGCAGTAGATATATGCACAGCTGGCGTTATGGATTATGCGGATAAGGTATTCTGTCTGCGAGAGTTCCAGTCATCCATTGCAGAATCTGTACATGCGCTAATCAAGGAGGAGATAGTAAGGCTTGACCTGCCAAACTTTGAAGTGCTGGATACCACCATCCGGTATAAGTACGGCGGCGAGTTCAAGTACATGGGCCTGGCAAGAAATCCGGCCAGTATCAAATCAGCTGCCGGGTTTAGGAGATTCCTGATTGAAGAGGCGGCCACACTAAGCGAAGACTCAATTACCAACCTGACGCCTACAGCAAGAAACAAGGCAAGGTCTGGTCTCCCGGGTGTTGTTACAGAGGACAGAAAGGACGCTATCGGCGATGTTCAGATGTATTTCATTGCCAACCTTAATTCTAGTGAGGATCCATTTAGCAAGCGCTTTATATTGCCGTTCCTGGATGTGTTGAATAGAGATGGATTTTACGAGGACGACCTGCACCTAATCATCAAGATGAACTACACAGACAACCCGTGGTTCGCTGATTCAGGATTAGAGGGTGAAAGGCTATTCGACCTTGAGAACAAACCAAGAGCTGTTTACGATCACATTTGGCTGGGTGCATTTTTGGATACTGTTGACAACTCAATTATAATGGCTGAATGGTTCGATGCTTGCGTAGATGCGCATATCAAACTTGGGTTTGAGCCTACTGGACAAGAGCGTTTAGCGTATGATCCTGCCGATTCAGGAGACGCCAAGGCGGTTGGGTACCAGCATGGATCTGTGGTTACAGGGGTAAGCAGCACCAATTCTGGCGATGTTAATACGGCCACTGATTGGGCGCTTGGATTCGCTGTTAAGCTTAAGCCTGATGTATTCCTATGGGATAGTGACGGGCTAGGAATAAGCCTCCGCAGGCAGATCATGGAAGGCTTGAAGGGCAAGAAGATCAAGATAGTCCCATTTCATGGTGTAGAGACTCCGCAATATCCCAATGATGTGTATGACGGGATAGAGGGTGAGGGATTCTTTGACATTGAAAGCGGTCGCACCAACTCGGCAATGTTCCTAAACCTACGGGCGCAGAACTACTGGCGGTTACGCGACAAGATGTTTAAAACCTATCTGGCAGTGGTGAAGGGTAAGTACTTCCCGCCAGAACAGTTGATAAGCTTCAGCTCTGGCATTAAAGAACTAGCCGGGTTAAGGGCTGAGATATGCAGAATACCGCGCAAATTCGGTAATAATAATGGTAAAATCCAGATTTTAAGTAAGCCTGAAATGAAGCTTAAGAAAATCAAATCACCTAACATGGCAGACGTTGTAATGATGCTACAGTCTGAAATTGACATCTACGCAGCTGAAGACGACTACGACGATTCCGATCAGCGAGCTACTGGAGAGTGGGCATGATTACCGGAGCACAACTACACTGCAAGGCTCTTGCTGAACTGATTTCCGGCAATATGGAGATAGTAAAGCTTGTTGGCTATGAGCAGAGCTTAGGGGTTATCACAGCGATTAACGATGCAGGAAATCCAATACCTGAGAATATTGTCATTAATGGCAAAGGCAATAGCATTGAATCCGCTACAGATGATTTTCTAAATAAGCTGTCTGCCTATGATATTGACAATAAAACCAAAATCTATTGGCGTGTAATGCCTGAATACCTAAAAGATAAAAACTTTTGCACTGATCAGATTGTGCATCAAATACATGCAAGATTCTCGGTAGAGTAGAGCTATGAGCCTAAATAAACTAATTGATTACATCCAATCGGATAACATAGCGGCCAAGCTAAGCAATGAGCGTCTGCGCATTATCGCCCAGCAAGTAGTGGATAGGGCTGAAATTGACAGCGAGTCCATGAAGGATTGGGTTGATTCCATTAAGCAGGGGATCAAGCTTTGCAAGCCTGAATATCATGGCAAGAGTACGCCCTGGCCAGATGCTGCTAACTTCAAGTCAACGATACTGACCGAGGCAGCTAACGCCTTTGGTAATCGTGCGTCCATTGAGATAATGCGCGATCCTAAGCTCGTCAAGGCATCCATTATTGGTCTGGCTACCATAAAGAACGTGATAGACAAGAAAGCCTCCGACATTAGCCTGCGCAAGCAGGAAATGGAGAAAATTGCAGATGGCATGCAGCAGCTTGAGGAAGCTGGCGAGCAAATCGACCCAGAGATGCAGGCTGTAATGCAGCAACTGCAAGAGAAAACCGCCAACGATGAGCAGGTAATCAAGCAGAAGAAAGACCAGCTGCGCAAGCGCAATGAGCGTGCCGAGCGCGTCACTGAGATGATGAACTGGCAAGTAAACGTCAAGATGCCAGAGTGGCGCAAAGACCAGAAGCGTCTTATGTACTCTCTGCCTAACGTTGGCTCACTATTCAAGAAGACTTACTTTGACCCAACTATTGGTCGTTGTGTATCAAAAACTATACAGTTCCCTAACTTCATTGTTAACCAGCAAACCGCTAGCCTAAAGTCGTGCCGCTCATTCACTGAAGTTGTGGCCTATACCAAATCAGAGTATGACATCCGCGTACAGGCTAACTTATGGGTTGACGCTGAGATATACAAAGACGCAGAGACTAACGACGCTGGCGGAAATGAGGACGAAGAATCAAAAGAAACCGAAGACAATCCCAATAAATTCTATGAGCAATACTGCTGGATAGACATGGATGAGGACGGTATTGAAGAGCCGTATATCGTCACGCTGCATGTTTCCAGTGGCAAGATTGTTCGTATTGTTGCCCGGTATGATGAAGACTGTATCATCGTTAAGTCAGAAGGCTATGCTGCGCTACCATTGATTGATGCACAAAAGAAAGCCGCGGCGCAAGTAGATGCTGATAACGCTGAATTCGGCACCAAGCTACCCTATGCTGATGCTGACGACCTAAGCGCATATGATCTTGTGCGAGTAGAAGCTATCGACATCCTGACCAAATACGGGATGATCCCCAGCTTTGACGGTTCATTCCTGGATGTCGGCTATTACCATTTGATCGGCTCTATGACGATGGGGGTCAACAAGACTACCAACGATCTGTTAAACGCTGGATCGCTAGCCAATAGTCAAACCGGTATTGTTGCTAAAAACTTTCGCAAGAAGCCTGGAAACTTCGCAGTTAAGATGGGCGAGTTCACACAGACTGAAGTTTCACCTGCTGAGCTCCAAACATCTATCTTCCGCCTTCCCTATGGCGAACCAAGCCAAACTCTATTCATGCTAAATGAGAAGCTGGAGAACAGTGCCAGATCGTTCAGCTCGAACGTTGACAATGCCTCACAGCTTCAGGCAAACACTGCTCCAACTACCGCCCTGGCCATCATCCAGCAATCACAGATCCAGCACACTGCCCATATGTCAATGATTGTTGACTCGATGACTGATGAGTTCAATATCATATTCAAGCTGAACAAAGACTACGTTGACGACACCGAGTACAAAGAGGTGGTTGGCGATGATGAGGCTGTCTTTGCTGATGACTTTAACACTGATGGCCTTGCGATTGCGTGTAGCGCTAACCCTGAGATGTCTAGCCGCATGCAAAGAATGATGCTTGCTGAAGCTGAGATGGCACAACTGCCAATGGTTGTACAGGCTGGCGGCAATCCAATCCCAATCATCAAGAACTACTACAGCAGCATCGGCTCTGAGAACCTCGACGAGATATTCCCCAATGAGGCGGAGATGTCACCGGAAGAGAAAGCACAAATGCAGGCAATGCGCCAGCAACAAGAGCTATCGACTCAGATGCAGCAAGAGCAACTACAACTTATTAAGTTGCAGACCGACCTGCTGCAAAGCGGTGAGCGCCGTAAGGATTTCGAGGCACAGGTAGCAGCTAAAGAAACCCTGGCTAAGATTGATAAACTATTCGAGGACATGGAAGAGGTTAAGTCGCAAACAGTTCTCAACTATGAAAAGGCTGAATCTGAGCAGGTTAAGAACAACATCACTACCTACACAGCTATTAGTAGTGAGCTAAGCAAGGCTGAAGAGTCGCAACGAGAGGAGCTAGGTGGTGAGTAAATACACTGATCAGTTAGAAAAGCAGCTGCAAGGCATGAAGATAACGCAGGATAGTTACAGCTCATGGCTTGGTAATGAGTGCACTAAGCGCTTTATGCTTGAGCTTGAGCTTGACCTACAGAAAGCACGTGAAGATAGAGTACCGGCGCCAACTGTTGAATATGCGGGGATTTCAGCGATTGAGCGCAATTCTCATATTAACGCCATTGAATCAGTTTTAGAGTGGAAACCTTCGGAGCTAGAAGCAGATGAGTGATTTAAACGTTAGACCGACCGGTCATTTTGTGCTTGTTGAGATGATTGAGGTAAAGAACAAGAGTGAAGGTGGAATTATTCTTGGCTCTGCCGATAAAGAACAGGCAGCAACTGAGCTTGGCATTGTCCGTGCCATAGGCAACACGGCATTTGTTGGGGTGGCTGGGTGCAATCCAACCGATTACCCCCCAAGCCATGAGTTTTACAGCAAGGCGCCGCATCAAATATGGGGCCTTGAGGTTGGCGACACTGTTCACTATGCAAGATATGAGGGTCAGCCAGTAAAGCTGAAAGGCTATGAGCGTCATCGCTACATCCCTGACGTAACCATTAAAGGCGTAATTACTGGCGAGATTGAACTAAGCAAAACAGATTTTTAACAACAAAGGGGATTCCCTATGAGTGAAGCAGCAGAAGCGCAAGAAGTTGATTTTGAGGACGCGTTCGAGATTGAAGGTGAGGTAGAGCAAGAGCAAGAAGTCGAGGCAGCGAAAGTCGTTGAGCATGATGACAAGGCCCAGGCCCCGAAGATGCACATCGACAAAGACACATGGATTGCCCAGGGGCGTGATCCTGCCAAATGGGTATCACCTGAACTGTTCGCTGAGCGTACCGAGCGAATCAACACCACTCAGCGCCTGAAGCAGGAGCTAAAGCAGCAAGAGAAAGAGTTCGAGTCTCGCCTCAAGAACGTCAACCTATTTCAGCAAAGCCAGATTGACCGACTACGCCGCGAGCTTGAAAGCAAGCGCGACGATGCGATCGACATTGCCGATAAGGGTGAAGTAAAGCGCCTGGATAAGGAGCTGAAAGAGCTGGATGACATGGAAGAGTTATCGAAGCCTGTTGAAGCTGCGCCATCTAATCTTCCGCCAGAGGTTGCTGAGTGGAATGCTGAGAACCCATGGCTTACTGCTGATCACCCTCTACGCCAGCAAATCAATGATGAGTACGTAAAGGCTATCCAGTCAGGAAAGACCATCGCCGGGGCATTGCGCGCAGTTGATAAGCTGGCCGCTCAACTACTCAAGCAAGAGCCTGCGACAACCAAGAAGACGCCAAGAGCCATTGTTGATACTCCGCGCGGTGTGGTTGGTAAATCGCAGGACGACACATCATGGAAAAGCCTTACTCGCGAAGAGGTGGCAATCTATGATGAGATATATTCCGACCTTGGCATGACCAAGAAAGAATATTTACAAACCGTTGCTGACTCACGTAAAGGGGTTTAACCATGACTGAACAGTTAGAAGTAAGCGCAGAAAAACCAAAGAAGCAAAAAGTAACCCGTCCACGCTCAACTGCTGGCGTTAATGTTGCTCAGGGTGATGTTGTTCAATCACTGACTGGCACTCGAGTGGAGTTCGGCGATAGAACTGGCGCCCGTATTGGCAGTAAAGAAGCTGAGCTGAATCTCAGTATTCCGCCTGGTACAGTTCCTCCTGGAATGGTTCCACGTTGGTTTGAAGACTCCGGACAAGGTGAGATTGATCGTGCCTTAGCTGGATGGTGGGGTTTTGTTAAGGATCGTCATGGCGTAAACATTACTCGCACATCAGGTTCAAGGAAAGTTGTCCTTATGGCCAAAGAAGAGGCGCACTACAAAGAAGACAAAGACTTGCAAATGAAACGTTACCGCGCTAGTATAGGTGAAGATGCCGAAAAACCATTAGGTGATGGCATAGAAGCTTATACGCCAAACGGCGAGACTAACAAAATCAAAGTCACAACTGACGTTTTTTCAAGTTAGCTCACATTCAGGCACCAGACCTCTGGTGGAATTTGAACGATGAGATTGTAATTATTCATTAATCAATTTTAACGGAGGTCTACCATGCCTGGTGGATTCAAGTACGTCGGATCTTTATTCGATGATCAAACCGGTAAGCTGCGCACCTTTGGTGTTCCTGCTGACCACGCAAGTCTAATGGCCATTGGTGACGTTGTTCGCGTTACTGCATCTGCTGATACCGCAGGTCTTCCTCAGGTTGATGTTGCAACTGCTGCTCAGTCTGTAACTGGCGTTATATCTGGCATTACCCCTAACTTCTCAACCGAAAACTTCACTGACGTTAGCCTCGCGGCTCTTGTTGCTGGATCTGTGCAGGTTATTACTGACCCTCGCGCAGAGTTTGAGGTTGATGTATCGAACGGCCCCCTTGTTGCTGCTGATGTTGGACTTAACGTTGACTTGGTTGCAACTGCTGCAACTGCTACTGGCGGACTTACGTCTTCCAATATGACTGTCAACTTCACTGGTCGGGCAACAACTGACACGCTTCCATTCCGTGTTCTTCGTCTTGTTGTGGGTAGTGATGGCGTTTTAGGCTCTCGCTGTGTTGTTCGTATAAATAACTCTACCGCCATCGCTGGCGCAACGGGGGTGTAACATGACTGGCACTATCGTGACGGGTTCTACCCCGCGTTTATTGCAGGAAGGCGTAAAGAAAGTATTCTTTGCTGCTACTAAAGAACATAAGCCTATGTATTCCCAGATTTACAAAGTTGGGAAATCCACCAAGGCGTATGAAGTTGATGTACAGGTTGAAGGTATGGGATTGGCTGGCGTAAAAGCTGAGGCTGATGACATCACTATGGATTCTTTCCGCCAATCATTTGCGCCAAAATATGTGCATGTGGCTTACGGTAAAGGCTTCCAGGTTTCACGTGAAGCAAAAGACGACAACCAGTACGGCCTGTTTACCAAAGGCGCCCGTATGTTGGCACGCGCAATGAATGTGACTAAAGAGGTTCGTTCGCACGTTCTTCTGAATACCGCATTCAGCACTGCGTCTGCAATGACTGGTGGCGATGGCTTGGCAATGTGCTCGACTGTTCACGTAAATGGCCCATCTGGTGGAACTTACTCAAACCGTTTGGCGATCGATGCTGACTTCTCCCAAGCTGCTTTGGAAGATATGCTGAAAATCATCATGCGTGCTACTGATGATCGCGGTCTGGCTATGGCGTTAATGCCTAAGAAACTGGTTGGTCACACTGACAACAAGTTTGAGTTCGAGCGTGTTCTTAATTCTACCTTGCAAAGCAACACCGCTGAAAATGCGACCAACGTAGTTAAAGGCACCTTTGACAGCATCGTGCTGTCTCCGTATCTTACTTCTGATACTGACGCATGGTTCATTATAACTGATGCTGAAGACGGCTTGCAGTATTACGACCGTGTGGCTACTGAATTTAGCGAGGATTTATCCTTCCTGAATGAAGTAACTCGCTTCAAGGCTTACATGCGTTTCGTTACTGGTTACAGCAATCCCCGTGGCATTTACGGTTCTGCTGGCGCTTAATTGATCGGGGCGAAAGCCCCTTTCTTACTGAGAATTATCCAATTTTGGCCGCCCTGCGGTTCTCACGGAGAAAAAAATGTCTTCAAATTATCCAAACGGCTTTACAAATGGCGTCACTATTCGCGGCGTTCCATTGCAACAAGCTCAGCCCGGCGAAGTGTTCTTCGTTAACAACTCAACCGTATTAGCTAAAGGCGGTATTGGCGGATCTAACGGAAACGCAGGAACCTATCAAGCCCCTTTCTCAACGATTGACTACGCTGTAGGTCGCTGTACTGCTGGCCGTGGCGACATTATCTTTGTAATGCCAGGGCATGCTGAGACTATTTCTACTGCGACATCATTGAATCTTGATGTTGCAGGTATTGCCATCATCGCATTGGGTTCTGGTGCATCTCGCGCAACATTAACACTTGATACTGCAACCACTACTACTATTCCTGTATCAGCTGCCAATATCACAATGGCAAACTTTATTTTTAGTGCAAATTTTGCTGACATTGTTTCTGTGTTTACGCTAACTACGGCTGCAAATTTCTGTTTGGATCGTCCGTACATCAAAGCAACCGCGACCAACATGAACTTCCTTAATGTTGTTGATACTGATGCTACTACCGGCAATGCCGATGGCCTTACCATTCTTGATCCAGTGTGGGTTGAGCCTGACTTGGCCACGCTTGGGTTTGTTAAGTGTGATGGAACTAACGCAAATTGGAAAATTGTCAAGCCGAGACTTACTCTTGGCGTCAAGAACAACACGCCATCATTAATTGCCATTGCTACCGGCAAGATTCTGACCGGGCTGCTTGTTGATGGCTATGATATTTACCGATTAAACACCGACTCTGCAACTGGGGCGCTTCTAATCACAACTGACGGGTCAACAAACACCGGAATTATTAAAAACGGTAGTTTCCAGCATGCTGATACTGCGGCAGAAGTTTTGGTTACCGCATCATCCGGGTTTGGATTCTTCAATAACTATTCCTCTGGTGTGGCCGGTGCTTCCGGTTATTTATTGCCTGCTGCTGATAGTTAATAGTTAGGGGGCTAGTCCCCCTTTAATTTTCACAGGAGGACACATGCAATTTCATAATACCTACACACCGGCCAATGCAAGTTTGACAGGTTTTGCGTCGAATGTTACTGGCGCGGCATTTACGTTGACTGCCAGCACTTCTGGCGACTCTCTCGCGCATCAAGTTAGCATTCGCAATGACTCCGTAACCGATCATAGTGACAAGACGGTTCTTTTGGTTGGCACTGATGCAGATGGCAAGGCAATTAGCGAATCTGTTACTGGTCCCGGCACTTCTGCAACAGTTGAGTCAACTCTGTATTTCATGACACTGACTAGCGCTACTCCTTCGGCAACGATTGGAGCTGACACCTTTGATATTGGCTGGGTCGATGAGTTTGTCACCAAGACTATTCCTTTGGATTGGAGGGGCGGGCCAAGTACATTACGAATCACTGTTGGTGGTACGATTAACTTTGATATTGAGCAGACGCTTAGCGACATCCAATTTGCCACTTCTTTCGATTGGTTTGTTGGTGATGCTGCCCAGGATGATGAAACCGCCAGCCTAACTGCGTCATGGACTGTTGCACCAAAAGCTATTCGCATCAAGGCAAACTCTTACAGTTCTGGAGCTACATTAACCGCTGACTACGTGCAATCAGATGTCTGATTACAATGTGCAATGCGACATGACTGGTTTCATCTACAAAAGGAGCCAGTGTCGCAAAATGTGGAATGGCCTCATAGTTCGAGCTGACCTATGGGAGCCAAGACACCCTCAGGATTTCATAAAAGTGCCGGTTGATAATATCAGCGTTCCTGATGTGCGCAATGAGCAAGCAACAGGCCCGGCGCTTGATCCACCACTTACCGAAAGCCAAATGATATGAGCACTGGTGTTTACAACAAAACGGCTGGGGATCTTATTAATGAAGCCCTCCGCGCAGCTAACATAACCGGTACTGACATGCCGGTTGAGGCGTCTGATTTTGCTAATGGTTTCACGTGCTTAAATGATGTTCTTTTTGCATTGCAAGCTGATCAGATCCACATCTGGACTGAGACTGAAGCATTCCTACCAATGACCACAAATACCCAAGTTTATACCTTGGGAGTATCTGGCGATCATTGCTTTACGGATTACAAGTACACGACTGTTTCGGTTATTGCATTGTCCGGAGCTACTACGATCGATGTAGGCTCAACCACCGGAATGACTGCTGGCGATAATATTGGCATTGAACTGGATGACGGCACAAGACAATGGACAACCATTGACACGGTAACCGATTCCAATACGCTGGTACTTGATGCCGCGCTTACTGATGATATTTCCGTTGATGCCACCGTGTACACCTACACAACCGGGATTGATCAGCCTGTGCGAATCCTAAGTGCGCGCTATGCAGATTCAGCAACCACTGATGAGATGCCATCTAGTCAGATTTCACGCGATGAGTATTTTAACCAGCCATCAAAGTCCACCACTGGATCTATGAATAGCTGGTATTACTCTCGCCAGTTATCTAGCGGTAAATTCTACGTGTGGCCAGTTGCCGGGAATGTCCGCAACTTAATCCGATTTACTTTTATTAAGCCTCAATACATCCCGGAAGATCAATCAGAAAATATACTGATTCCGCCTGAGTGGTTCTTGCCATTGAAACTCAAGGTTGCTGCTGAACTTGGGTTGATTTACCGGATTGATACTGAAGTCCAAGTAATGCTTGAGCAGAAAGCCCAGATTTACATGGACAAAGCGCTTGGAATAGATAGCGAATTCTCCAGCTTTAGCTTTCATCCATGCAACAACTAATTGATTTTATACGCGATTTATTTCGGAGAAGAGAATTGGCTCGGACAACGCTAAACATAGCAGGCGGTTATTACAAAGACGAGTCTTACGCAATTTCTAACCGTGAGTGTGTTAACTTTTATCCTCATATTCCTGAAGGTCAGACTATTACTGATGGGTGTTTGATTGGCATTGGTGGGATCGAGGCAAGATTTGAGGCTGAAGTTGATCAGCCAAATAGAGGCTCACACTTATTTGGGAATCAGCCATATTTTGTCAATGGTGAGAATCTATACCGAGTAACTGAAACATACAACGACCCACCAGGGGAATATACCGTTACTTTTGATGATGTGTCTGGAGCAGAAAGCATAACCCTGCCTGGCGCCATTAAAAGAGTAATAATGGCGGACAATGGATCACAGCTTTGTATTACTGTTCCTGGATTTGGTGGTCAGTTTAATACATGGATTTATGATGGCTCAACGCTTACCCAGATTTCCGATTCTGATTTCGATGGACCGGCACAAAGCGTTTGTTATTCAGATGGCTATTTCATTTTTGCTAAGCAGAACTCTAATAAGTGGTTCATTAGTGATTTGCGCGACGGCACATCCTATATAGCAACAGATTTCGGAAGTGCTGAGTCTGACCCTGATGACATCGTTACTATAAAGCCGCTTAGAGGTATAGTTTTTGTATTCGGCTCTCAAACTTTTGAGCAGTATCAAAACTTGCCTAGCAGCTCAGGATTCCCATACGAGAGAATAAACAGTGGCACATACAATATCGGATGTTCTGCTCAATTCTCTGTTGTTGAGGCTAACAATGCCCTGTACTGGATTGGATCAGCAGAAAACGAAGAGTCATCTGTATGGGCTACGAATGGCGGTCAGCCGCAGAAAATATCAACTCCGTCCATTGATTTGCTGATTAACCAGGAATCGGTTTTATTAACCACATATGCGATGAAGTGGGGTGAAGGCGGGCACACATTTATTTCCTTCACGCTCCCTGGCGTTACAACTATTGTTTACGATACCACTACCGGATTATGGCACGAGCGCCGCTCTGTTGATGCCTCGCTCGATGATATTCCATGGCGTCCGGCGTCAATTGTATATGCAAACTCTCCTAGCCTTGGTAAGAATGTGCTTTATGTGGGCGATAGCATAGGGGAAAATATAGGCATATACGGCAAGGAATATTTTGATGAGTACGACGAAGAAATTAGGGGTTACTTTACCCTGCCATCCTTTGATAATGGTGGTCGCCCATTCAGCGTAAATGCGGTAGAATTGGTGATGCAAACTGGTGATGTGCCTATCACTGGTCAAGGCTCAGATCCGGTTATTCGGATGTCAGTTTCAAAGAGTGGCGGAAAGACTTATTCGCCAGAGATTTCTAGAAAGATTGGGCAGATTGGCGACTACACAAAAAGAATAGCATGGTCGCCGCTAGGTAGATTTCCGCGCTCTTGCACATTGCGCTTTGATATTAGCGAGCCGATTAAGCGCGTGATAGTAAAAGCAGAGGTCGAGATTGGACGTTAATCCACTAAGCATGGCTGAGCCGGTAGTTGACGATAATGGCAGGCCATTGCGTAATCTTAACCTGTTCAGCGAGGGCGCCTCAAGGCTTCCAATGCTTAAAGGTGTCGGATCTCCCGAGGGAGTCGTTGCATCAAGACAGGATAGGCTTTATAGAAATACAGCTGGCACTGCCGGAAATATTCTGTACGTTAAAAACGTCGATGATGTTGCTGGTGATAAAACATTGGGCTGGATTTTGGTATGAATGCACTTAAAGTATTTTCTGATTTGGTTGCGCATCCAGAAGCAGGAACTCCTGTTATTCGCGAGAGAATACTTTCATTGCAAGACAGGCTACTTGAGCTTGAGCAAGTTGATTGCCCTGTTAAGCATCACTTTTCAGGCGATAGCTATGCAAGAGAGATACTTTTACCAGCTGGCAGTTTAGTCATAGGAAAGATTCACCGTCACTCGCACGTAAACGTGATTTCGCAAGGCGAGTGCATGGTTTTAACAGAGGATGGGGTAAGGCATTTTAAAGCCCCTCTGACATTTATATCAATGCCAGAAACAAAGCGTGTAGTTTACGCAATTACGGATGTGATATGGACAACCGTTCACGTCACTACCGAAACCGATTTAGAGAAAGTCGAGAATTACGTAATAGCTCCGACTTATAACGATCTTGATCCTGCAATATTGCTGGAGGCCATAAAATGACTTGGGTAGCTGTAGCGGTAGTTGGTGCGGCTGTTATTGGCGGCGTTGCCTCAAATCAGGCAGCGGATAAACAAGCGGACGCAACCAAGAAGGGCATTAAAAGCACAAAAGAGCTTGCCGCTCAGGCGAGAAATGATGCTATCGGACTGTTTCAGCAAGGGCAGACAGCTGGCAACAAGGGCATTCAGGCCGCTATGGACTTTTACAAGAATAGTGCTAATGCCGTTTATAAGCCTTATATTCAGGGAAATGTTGCGGCTCAGGATGTTATTGGTCAGGGCGCGCAACAAGCTAACAATGCAATCCTTGGCCTGCCTGTTGATATGGGATTCACTCAGCCAAGACAAATAACGCCAGACCTGTCCTATTTACAGGGGGCAAAACTTCCTGCGCAAGATCAAATGATGCTTGGTGGCGGGGCGCCTACAACGCCTGCTGTTGATGCAAATGGTCAGCCCGTAGCACCAGAGACATTTTCTCAAGACCTTGAAGACTTTGGAAATAAGACTGGATTTGGTGGTGGTAAGTTTATGGGGCTGGGTGATAAGCGTCACTTTGAGCTTGATACAATAATCAACAATCCATTGCGGCTTAACGATAAGGATAGGGATAAGCTTGATCCAATTAAAGGCACCAAAAAACTTATCAAAAAACTATTTTAGGTGCATCAATGATAAATCAAAATTATCGAATGTTTTCTGGTGCTCCGATGCAGCTAGGGCAGCAGATGCCATATGCAACTACAAAGGCTCAGCCTCCAGTTGGTGTATCTAATCCTGCACCGGTTACTGCTGCGCCTGGCACTCCTGCTGCTCCTGTTCCTGGCGCACCTAGCGTACCTGTAACGCCACCGCCTATTCCGCAATCGACCATTGCTACTGTAAATCCAATGCAGACAACTTCTATGCCTCTTGGTGGCGGTCAGCCAGTGCCTGCAACTGGATTGATTGGATCTGAGCAAGCAATGACAGAAGGGCTTGGGGCAATTACCTCTGGCGCTGGACAAGCTCGTGCTGATATTACTGGCGTGTTGAATGAGTTTAATGATCCGAATGCTTTCAAGAATTCTGCCGCTACTGAATACTTGCTTGGGCAGTCACAGAAGGCTATTGAGCGCTCTGCTGCTGCGCGCGGCGGGCTGCTTGGTGGTAACGTATTGCAAGAATTGCAAAGAAACGCTGTTGGATTGGCGTCGCAGGACTACAACAATCAGTTCAGTATTAAGTCAGGGCTAGCTGATCGCTTGGCCTCAATAGCCGAAAACGCAGGCATTCAAACTGCCGGACTTAAAGCAACTATTGGCTCTGGTCGTTATCAGGCTGGCCGTGACATCGCTCAAAACGCAACGCAGGCGGCATCCAGCATATCTAACCTGCTCAATCAGCAGGGCGCCAATATATCCGATATGGCAAGAAAGGATATATCTTCCATTACTGATATGATTTACCAGTCTGGCTTACAGAATAAGCTTGACAATCAACAACTGGCAACAATTCTTGCAAACATTAGTGGTGGCCAGTCTTCTCAATTAAACCAGGGCTACCAGAATTTGGGTGCTGCTCAGGCTGCTGGAATTATGGGAACAAATGCGGCAATCCAGGGCGGGATACAGCAAGGCATATCAACGGGGGTAATTGGTGGCTGATATGATTTTAGGTCAAATAGCAAATCCACAAATGGCTGATATTGCAGGCGCTCTGGATATTCGACAGAAGCGAATTGATGCTGATGAAAAGAAGCGCAGAGATATTCGTGTTCGCCAATTGGTGGCGGAAGCGCTGCCAGGACTTCGTGATGACTCTCCACTTAAGCGGCTTGCAATGGAAGATACTGAAAAGTTTGCAATGATCACCAAGGTGCTTGGAGTTCCACTAAATTCTGGTGAAAAACTTCAGCAGCTTTCTGACGATGTTCGCATGCTTAATTCATTGGCAAAATCAGACCCGCGCCAAGCATTTTATTATGCAATGTCACTCCAGCAAGAGCGCAAAGAGCAGGGTATTGAGTCGCCAATGATTGATAAATTTGTCGATCAAATACAAACATCTGAAGACCCTAGCCAATTAATTCGCGGCTGGGATACTCTCGACAGAAGCCTTAATGGAAGCTCTCAAGATAAGCCTGCTGGACTTGTTGAGTTTGAGGGCATGACAGAAGGATTGTCTGATGACGAAAGACAAAAAGCTCGCAGAATTAAGCTTGGCCTCGATCCTCGTGCGCAAGGTTCTGCTGACATAACCATTGCAGAAGAGGGTCTTACAGGCAAGGTTGCGGAATCTAAAGGGCAAATTGCTGGAACTGTTAAAGGCAGCGAAACAACCGCCAAGGGCAATGTTAATAGAGCGCAAGACTTTATCAATCGCGGGGTTGCTGCTGCGGAAGGCTTGCCTAGCGTTAACCGTGGAATTCAGCTGCTTGAATTGGTTGAGACTGGCGGATTCGATAAGGCTGCCATTGCCGCCAAACAAGCTCTTGGTATTGAGAGTGCGGATGAGGGCGAGCTTACCTATAACCTGGGTAAATCAGTCTTAACTCAGTTGCGTGAAACCTTCGGAGCTGCATTTACACAAGAGGAAGGCAAGCGCCTTGCCGATCTTGAGGCTGGATTGTCAAGAAGCCCAGCAACCAACAAGAGAATCCTTGCTCAAGTTAAGGAGATCATGACAGCCAAGGCAAAAAGAGGTCGTCAAGCTGCTGTTGATCAGGGCGATGACTTTACCGCCAATGATATTGATAAATTTATGTCTATGGATTTATCTCCAAAAGGCGGATCAGGCAAGGGCGCAATGACCCCAGGAATAACTGGCGCAACAAGCAAATATAAAATTGAGGTTATGGATTAATGCCAACTTACGTGGTGACTGATCCCAATAGCGGGCGCAAGGTTAAGTTAACTGGCGACTCGCCACCTACTGATGCAGATCTTGATGAGATTTTTGCATCTATTCCTGCGCCTGAAGAAAAAGGCTTGCTTGGTAAGGCGGGTGATGTTGCGCTTGAGGGTATGGCTGCTGTAAATCGCGGCGCCACAAATCTTGCTGATTTTGCTGCATCTCCTGTAAATGCGGCTCTTGAGTTGTCCGGTTCAGATGCGCGAATTCCATCACTTACACAGGCTGCATCGGCGGGGACTACTGGCAATTTTATGCAGGATGGAATTACTAAGGAAATCGTCCGAAAGGGTGGCGAGGCAATTCCTGCTTCTCTGGCAGTTGGCGGGATGCTGAGAGCTGCTGCCGCCCCATTGGTTGGTCAAGCTGGCTCTGCATCTGCGCTACCAGCACTGACGGCGGCATCTGAAGGTACTGGCGCAGGCGCATTGAGACAGCTTGGATCATCCACTATTGCACAGGATATTGGCTTTGGCGCTTTGTCAGGTGGCGGTTCGGCTGTAGGCCAAGAGGTTGGTGGTGATGCTGGTGGAATGATTGGGGCGGTTGCCGCACCTGCCGCTGTAGCTTTAATACCTCAGGCCGCAAAGTCTGCGCTGCAAGGTATTTTTGGCAACAAAAGCACCGGTCAAGCCGCAAAGATAATTGATGACTTCGCCTCTATAGGTGAAGTTCCAACTGCTGGCATGGCAAGCGGTAAGCCTGCACTACAGCAAGCTGAGACCGTTTCTTCCAGTGTTATGGGTGGCGGATCGCTGCGCACAAAGTCAGAATCAATAGCTGCCAATATGCAAAAAAGGCTGGCAACTATAGCGGATGACCTAAGCACAAAAGAAGGTGCCGAGATTGCCGGCCTTGAGATTAAAAAAGGAATTCAAGGCAAGGGAGGATTCCTTGATAGATTCAGATCAACATCCTCTGTTTTGTGGAATAAAGCCGATTCGATGATTGACCCCGCATCACCTGTAAAGCTTGATAACACCAAGACAATGCTTGACCAGATTGTGCGCGGCGATAAGGTTGGTGAGATTCTCGACAATCCGAAGCTTGTGCAATTAAAGCAGATTGTTGATGGTGCTGATAATTTGGATTATTCGACACTTAAAAGTTTGCGCTCATCGATTGGTCAGAAAATTGGCAATAATGAGCTGGTTAGCGATATTCCGCGAGCCGAGCTAAAGCGAGTTTATGGTGCATTAACTCAAGATATTAAGGTTGCTGCTCAGGGGGCAGGTGATGATGCCCTGAAGGCATTTGAGAGAGCAAACAGATACACCCGCACCGGGCATGATCGAATAGATGACTACCTGGAAAGAATATCGACAAAAGTTGAGCCTGAAAAGATATTCCAGGCAGTTGCTCGTGGCGGCGAAGGAACTCAAACCATAAATGCAGTAAAGCGCAGCCTTAAGCCCGAAGAGTGGGAGGTTGTTGCGTCGAATGTTGTGCGCAGGATGGGTCGCGCAAGCTCCGGGAATCAAACCGCTGAAGGTGATGCGTTTTCTGTCGATAAGTTCGTCACTGACTGGGACAAGCTTGGATCAGCAAAGAAAGCGTTATTTTCTGGTAGTGAGAAATTAGATAGCTACGGCGATGATCTTGCAAAAATTGCTCGTGTCGCAAGTACTGTTAAACAAGCTGCGCGCCAAGGATCAAATTACAGCGGAACAGCTCAGGCGGCCTCAAGAATTGCTGCTGGTACCGGCTTGGCAACTGGCGTACTAAGTGCCAGCCCAACAATATTAGGATTAACCGCTGGCAGCATCGCCATGAACACAGCTGGAGCCAGACTAATGGCCAATCCTGGTTTTGTTAAGTGGCTGGCTCAGAGCGCAAAAATACCTGCAAAAAATTCAGCGGCTGCAATAGGCGCATTGTCTGGTGTCGCAAACCAATCATCCGCAGACGATGCGGCAATTATCCAGCAGCTAGTAGAGGAATTAGAAAGTGACTGAAAGATTTTATAGCCCAGTAATAAAATATACCACGAGCAACTTGACTACATTGCCGGGAGCAAAGTTATATTTTTATGAGACTGGCACCAGTACACCAAAAACAACTTGGACAGATCCAGAAAGGGCTACGGCTAGCGCTCATCCTGTAGTGGCATTGTCTGATGGTACATTTCCGCCTATATTCATTAATGGGATATACCGTGTCGAGCTTAAAAACGCTGCTGGTGTAACTCAGCCTGGATGGCCTGTTGACGATGTAGGTTCGCCAGCTTCTGGCTTCCCATTCCAAAGCTGGTCATCTACTTATTCATACTCTGAAGATGATTTGGTTATTTATGATGGTGAGTTTTACCAGTCCTTGGATGATGATAACGTAGGGAATACACCTTCGACATCTACTTTATTTTGGGTAAAGAAGCTATTTCTTGATGCCCCAACAGCTGAGTCATATTTAAATGGCAATGTAGATGGAACTTATACTTGGCGTACTATTGCGCAGACTAAATCAGATCTTGCGCTCCCAACTGATACTGTTGCAGATCTTGCATTAAAGGCTCCATTGGCGTCGCCTACATTCACTGGCAATCCGCAAGGGCCAACCCCTGCGGCTGGAGACAATAGCACAAGCTTTGCCACAACTGCCTTTGTTAGCCGAGATGCAATAACCACAGTAGCCAATTTTTCTGATCTCGCAACAACTCCAGCGGTAGTTGACCAGGTAGTTTTTGTTGATGGCCTTGGTGAATTTATAGCTGTATCTGGATCGGGGAATCTCGTTGATGAATACGAGTCTGATTCCGCCACTGGTTCAGTATATTGGCAGCGCATTAATTATGAAGATACAAATATACTTCAATATTACTTGCCTGCTCCAAAGCCATTTAAAAAATCAGCAATTCTTGATGAGCTAAAAACTGCTTACGATGGATTGATTTTAGGTGGTGGCTATTACGGTGCTGGTGCATTGGCTAGTGATTGGGTCTACGAGACTGCATTAAATAATTCAGGTGGAACAAACGGGACATTTAACGTCCGAGCAAGATTTGGAAGAACTATTGACGCTGGTATTAAGGCAGGCGGCAATATAATTTTCAACGTGCAAATGGGAAGTAACGTTGCTGGAGTTTCCTGTGTTGCGTATTCTTTTGCATCCAATGATCTGCCAAGCACTGGCAGGGCAACTCGCGGAACCCTAGTCAATGGGGGTGGCGGCTTATTTTCTGTAACTGTAGCCGCATCTGGTGCGTGGTCTGACTATCTTGGCATAGAAGTAAATATGGTTCCAGTTAACACCGCTAACGACGCCACGTTGCACCAGGAAACCTGGGTAGTAAAGCGCGTCTGGATGACTCAAGCAGCAGTAGATATTATGGATACAAATGTTGCACGGATAAGTGATGGTGCAAATCTTGCGCAGCTTGCAGTAAAGGTAAAGACAACGACCTTTTGGCCAGAGCAAATCTCTTACGATACATCAGCTTTCTTACTTAACCATTCCCGTTACATGACTGGAGCAACTGTTGCCGCCTGCTGGGTTGCCGCTTCTGGCGGAGCTTCAACGGGATATGGGTTAATTTCTGCCCCGGTGACTCTAGCAAGAGCCGCCTCAATTTGTCTTCTTGGTGTTGCCCAAAGGTTTATATTTAAAGATGCCGGGGTGTATGCGTTTTCTGGAGTTAGACCAACTAACATCTTTCCGTTTACGGATACATCACTCTGCCTATTAGCTCCAAATGGTGATGTAGAATTGCAGATTGGAAACCATATAAACATGGGGTCATTGACTTGGGCTTCCGGTGGTTTCGATGTGCCCTACACCTACACTAACAACTACGCGGCCACAAACATTGCAGCAGGAACTAGCACCCCTAAATTGATTAGGGAGGGGGAGGTTCCGCTCACTGAAGTTGCTCTTGAGGCTGATGTAGCGACAACTCCAAATAGTTATTTCTGGAAGCTTGCTGATAACAAATTTATTGTTAACATTCCTGACCTTACCATACAACTTATTGTCCCTGAGTGTGACAGCATTATCTCAGCAACCAATGCTCATCAAGTAAAAGTCATCGGAGTTTACGCAGACGCAGCGGTCGGTAGTTTCATAAAACAGCTATACGGAGATCCTTGGTGTGAGTTTTACGGTGCTGGTATCTATGGAGGAACTATCAATGAGTCAATATTCCGTCATGAAAATAGCTATGGATTCGCTGTAGATTGCTTCGCTCACGGAGCGGGGAACGATGGGTATAACTACCATAACACCGGTGGATTCCGTTTGTTCGACTGCGTTGGCATGAAATCCCTTGGTGATGGTGTTTCGCCACACGAAGATTGCACGCTTGAGATCATCGGCGGTGAGTTCTCGGACAACGTTCGTGCAGGTGTTATTCCTGCCTATGGCGCCAACTGCATCTGTTTCAAAGTCACTGCTAACGACAATGCCGAGGGGCTTAACCAGTACGGAAACTTCATGGCATTGAGTGATAATTCTGTTAACGCTTATGACGGTACACCACAGGAAAAAACCAAACTTACCATGATAGAATGCACTGCCGATGGTGGTGATTATGGTATCGTTTCCCGTGGAGTGAATGCGTATGTTTACGAAATTGACTGCACGATAGATAACCAGGATATTGCGGATATTGGCTCTTATGACTCGTCACCATCATCTGGATACGGTCATTTGATTGTTAAGGATAGAGTCTATACCGGAATCGATTTCACCGAAGGCGACAAGGTTTCATTCATTAAATAGAGGTTTATATGCCAAGCATTAAAATACGTGACGGTGGTGGAGGTAGTCGAATGATGACTTCCGGTCTTTCAAAAGATGCCTTTGTGCTCGCTATTGGGTCTGCTGTAGAAGCAGCTGAAAATGGCCATGATGTAGATTTAACGGTTAATTCTGATCACATCGAGGTTTTTGTAAATGCCAGCACTACTACAGAATGACCTGTTCGTAATATCGCTGATAACCCTATCAGCTGTGATGGTGCGGAGTTCCGAAAGGTTCTCTGCACTTATCTATTCTGTGCTTGCATGGCTTGCGTTGGCTGGTGGTTATTATTTGCAGTTGCCTGACTTAATCCTTGAAGCCTCCGTTAATCCTGAGCTAACCAGCAATGGCTTCGCGCTGATTATCTGCTCGCTGTCATCCCTGTTTGTTATTGCCCTGGTTTACGCAATCAGGCAAGTAATGGGCGGGAGACTTCCTGGCTTAATAATCTGGCTATGCCTGTTCGAAATAGGCATGCATGCTAGCGGTTATGTCATGTTATATAAAGGAATGGAATCCGCAGTGTATAATTGGGCGGTGCTGGGTAATCAGTTCGCCGCAATTGCGCTATTTGCTTCACGCTGGAGATGGAACCATGGAGCCAATACTCTTCATCCTAGGTTTTTGCGTGATCATATGGGCAGCCATTAGGCTAGCTGGATTATACTTCGATGATGAAATCCGTAGGCGAGCTGGCGTTAAACCTAAAAGTGGCAACGCTGACATTGATTAGCGGGTTTGGATCATTTGTCGCTACGGTTTGGTTGCACATAGAGAGCGCCATCCCTTCTATTGCCGCTGTTGTGGCGCTAATCACTGGTATAATAATCGCTGTTGCTCATTACTGCAAAATGATTACTGATAATCGGGCTGCAAAGCAACAAGCAAGAATCAATGAATTGACCATTAAAAGCATGCGACTTGAGCACGAGTCGCGCGAGCTTGATAATGAGCAAACCAAGCTAGAAAACAAACTCCTTAAAAAACAACTGGGGATAGTCGATGGCGATAACCAAAAAGGCTAAAGCTGGTGGCGCCCTGGTATTTGCATCTGCCGGTCTAATTGCATTTCTGGGGATATGGGAGGGCAATGGCCAATACAAGGTTTATGCTGATAAGCTGGCTGGTGGATTGCCTACTGTTTGCCGTGGGATCACTAAGCACGTTACCAAAACGCCGGTTATTGTTGACGAAGTCTGGGAGCCTGAAAAGTGCGATGCAGAAGAGTCTGCTGCGGTTGTTACCGTACAAACCAAGCTAATCAAATGCTTTGCC